TTGCTTAGCCAACAAAAAGGCACCCTTTCGGATGCCTTTGTTTTCCTAGACCACCGTTTTCATGACGATGGTGACCACTTTTCCTATTACCGCGAACTCTTGGAGCTTTTCGCCATTCACGATAAAGGGTAAATACTCTTCTTTGTTGTCTGAAATGACTTCATAACCTTCAGCCATTATGTCGTATTTCAGACGTTTGATGTAAACATGCTTGCCGATTCGAACGACATACACGCCATGTTTTACAGGGTGCTCTAACTCTCTTGTGTCTACTAGAACCTCATCACCATCACTCAACGTATCTTCCATCGAGTCACCGTGGCAAATCACAATTCGAGCGGTGTTTTCATTTAAACCGTATTGCTTAAGGCGAGAGCAAGGTAACAACTCTGTTCTTAACTGATATTCAGCGTCATTTTGAGCACCAAAACCACAAGAAGCATAAACGTTATAAACGGGTACCGCGCACAATTCACCAACTTGAGAGAAGTCTTTAATCGCTTTTACGTTAGAGATCTCTGTCACATTATCGGGAATAACTTCAGTACCATATTTTTCACGTAGTTCTGCTAAATCACGCTCATCAAAACTAGAAATATGGTACTCAAGCGCACGTGACTGCCCCCTTGTTTTACGGGACTTCCAACCGTCTCGTTTAGCTTTCTGAGCAATGCCAGAGTTGGAGCTTGGCATGCCAGGTAGATCCATTAATTCAGAAGCTAGAAACCATTCTTTCATACAAATACGCACCTACTTCCACTTGACGCTTACCGTCACATGGAGCAATATGAAGACAAATGAAGCAACAAACAAACACAAGAACACTACTGAACACAGATCAATTGTATTTATTTTGCTTTCTTTTACTTCATTTAACTTTATCACGCTTCTTGGCGTGTCTCTATACAAGGTGATGTATGAATATCAAATATGCGCTCCATGCAACCTTTGGCAAACCAATTATCCCTGTTAGTGCTATCTGTGAAGACTTCTTTGGATGTCGAGTTAAAACAGCCAACGAGCGAATCCGAGCACACACCTTTCCTGTTCCTGCATTCCGTTTAACGGACAAAAACTCTGGTGACTATTTCGTCAATGTCGATGACCTAGCGGACTACATCACCGAACAGCAAACCAAAGCTAAAGCTGAATGGAACCAAGTGCACTCTACGCACTAATTCTGTTCATTCCGTTTCACTTCCTACAGGGTAAGTATTAGATATGGGTGCGAATAGTTCAATGTGCAGCTACGTAGACGCTGCACAACACAAGTTTGATGAAGCCTGTGTTGCCTTCGCTGACAAACACAATATGTGTCACTTAGCTGATGAAATCGGCATTGAGCGCAATGTTATGCGAAACATGCTGAACCCAGAACAGCCAAGAGTGTTAAAGGTTCCTGTGTTGTTCGCTATCAGCAAAGCGACTGGTGACTACTCTATCCTTTCAGCCCTTCTTCGAGACCTCGATATAGCTGCGGCTCACATCCCTGTTGATGCAAGTGATTACGACCAAGAAACGTTTTTGAAGCGTGTACTTGAGAACTCTGAATGCGCTGGAGATTTCTCACGTATGGCGTTGGAACATGCAGGTGATCAAATCCTGCCACGTTCAACCAGAAACAAAATCATCAACCAAGCACAAAAAGGCATTAGCAATTTAGTACTTCTAATCAATGACCTAGAAAACCGCACTGGCAGCGCACAGCCATTCTTCGCAATGGGAGTGGACTTAATAGCAAACGGGGCGGCTTTACCGGGTCTTTCTTAAATTTCTACAGGGGTGTAGCAATGGAAACGAAGAAAACTAAACACATCATGATCGACTTAGAAACGATGGGGAACAGCAGTAATGCTGCGATTGTTTCAATCGGTGCTGTCGTATTTGACCCAGAAACAGGCATTTTAGGTGCTGACTTTGAGGAGGTTGTAAGCCTCAACAGTTCCGCATTCTATAGCGATATCGACGCCCCTACGGTTACATGGTGGCTATCCCAAAACGATGAAGCTCGCGCAATCTTCTTGAAAGAGACGCCAAAATCATCACTTAGAGATGCTCTAACTGAGTTCAACCAATGGCTATCAGACCTAGGTGACAAAAAAGAACTATGTCTATGGGGTAATGGCGCTGGCTTTGACAATGTGATCTTGAATAACGCCTTTAAAGCATGCCGCATTCAACCAAACTTCATGCACTGGAATGACCTTGATGTTCGCACCATCGTGAAGATGGGTAAGGATATCTTAGGCATTGATCCTAAATCAGACCTACCACGCGAAGGCGTACACCACTCAGCGTTAGATGATGCGAGGTTTCAAGCTAGGTACGTTTCTGCAATTTGGGGCCAATTTAGCTCTACCACTCCAATTGAGCATATGCGCAATGCTATTCAACACGCTGAATTACAAGGGCTGGTTCGTACGGAAGATGGCACAGTAATTACAGGCGCTGTTGAAACGAACAACGGTATCGTTTTGGTTAAGGAGTGAATCGATGAGTAACGTGATTACTGTCTTTCGTCATGAGCTTGAACATGGCTTACGTCATGAAGGTTTTACTACTCGCAAGATTGAGCAGTTCGTGCGCATCTTCAATGCTGTTGAATCTAGTCAAGGCGACATGCTTGAGCTGGATTCAACACGCGCAATGCTTGTAAACGTAAATGGTACTGAGCAAGGTTTATGCCTTTCTGATTTCATTACTGCTTGGTGGGTTTATTGGGTTGTCGTTTTTAATCAGTCAACCGATGCCGCAACTCATCATCAAGCCCTAGGCGCTATCCGTGCTCTTTTCTTTGTTTCCGCCAGTGTTCGTGACACTAGCCAAAAGACCACTATGCAGATGTGGTGGCGCGACTGTGAGCCTATTCATGGTCACCCAACTTTGGAGGCTATGTAATGCAATACGCCGCCGTAATGCTTTGTCCAGATGGCGGAATTATCCGCCACGAAACCACTCTAGAAGTAGCCAATGTGTTAATTGGCAATTTCGACACATTGCTAGACGCGATGAACCAAGCCTGCCGCGATTTAGATTGCAGTATTTTACACCCGGTTAGAAAAGGGATTATCAGCAAAGGTAGAAACAGAGGTGGGTATATGTTGGTTACCACACAGGAGCTAGCAACGGTATGAAGAATCAAAGTAATGAAGCTCTAACTATCAAAATTGGTGACCCACAGCTCGAAAAAGCTAAGAAACTGTATGAGCTAGGGAAAACCGTTGAAGAAGTAGCTGCTACAACAGGACTGTCTCTTATGGCGGTCAAGGGAGCTACAACTCAAAAGAATAAGCTATGGAATGACGATGAAATCTCTTTGCTTAAGTCTTTGGCAGGTAAAGCCAGTACCGATTACATCGCTAGTAAAGTAAAGAAAACAAAAAGACAGGTCCAACACAAGGCACAGCGCTTAGGTCTTTCTTTGGCATTCATTAACCGCAAGCCCAAATCATGGACGACTACAGACGTGCGCTACTTAAAAACCAATGCAGGTGTAATAAGCGGTGTACAAATTGCTCGCCACTTAGATAGACCAGTAGAGAACGTTTATCGCAAAGCACACTTACTCAATTTATCGTTGCATGTTCTGGGCGAAAACAGCCATGCAGCAACCTACTCAAATGAAGATATTGAACTGTGTCGCGCTCTGTTTGACGCTGGATTAAAGGCCCCAACCATTGCTCAAAAGATGGAAATGAGCCGTTCTTTTGTTCACCAAGTTATCAAGCACGAACGTAGAGCCTACCTATAAGGAAAACGCTATGACTATACAAGTTTACTCTGATCCATGCCATTTACCGTGCCCTGACTTACCACACCACTCTTTAACCAAAGAAGATAAACAGCGCGGTTTATCGTTCTTGAAGCGAACAAAGCAAGAGCTATGCGATAAACAGTTAGCGCCGCTACGTGAACAGATGACAACTCTCAAGGAACAGGGCAGAGCAAGTGACGACCAAGCTGAGCAACGCCGTATCGGTTACGAAATTGAGAAACTCAAGTCACAAGCCCAACGCATTCAAGATCGCTGGTCTTAACCTATAGTGACTATTCATCAAGTGAACAACCTTACTGAACCTGCCGAAATCGAACTATACGACTACCCTTGGCAAGCTCCTTTGACACCAGTTGAAGAAGCTTGCTTTGCTAGTCGTTTCAGCTCTATCAACGAAGAACCTGAAGACTTAACCATCCTTGAGCGACAGATGTTCGAGGCTAGCCCTAGCGATCATAAATGGCGTCAAAACTTCTTTACCAATACTCCTGATTACTTAGCTAAATATTTTGCTAAACGATATGTCTCATTAATCAATCAAGGTGATCGCAAAGCAGCCAATACCTTTCTACGTGAAAAGATGGAGCCAGCTCAAAAGCGTGTCGAGCTAGTAATGAAGTCTTATCAATCCCTACCAACTACCCATAAAGTAACTTTGCTATCTAAAGAACATTGTGATGAAGACCCTTTTCAACCTGTGTTTTTTACAGAGCATGGTTTACCTGAGAAATTTACAAAAAAACAAATGGCCTTCGACTTTGAGAAAGCCGAAAAGAACCATAAACCAGTTAAAAATCGTATTTTGGCAGAGCTTGAACTTGATGAACTCAAGGAAATGGCTTTCACGATTACGAAGATTATTGATAGCTATTGGGGAATGACGGCTGAAAGCAATGCTTTTGATAGCGAGGGGAAAAGCGAACGAGAAATCGAACACCTTACCAATAAAGTAATCGTAATAGCCTATGAGCAGGTAGCTATTTTTGTCCGTGATCACTTTGGCATTAAACCGCCTCGAAAATACAAAAAGCAAACTCCTAACTCTGCTGCTTCAGATATCTCTCGAATGATTGATGAGAAGTGGTGGTATGATCGTTTAGTCCGCTCTCGCAAGATTATGCGCGAACACTTGGCAATAGCTATGGGCCAAGTATCAAATAAAGCCTCACCATACAGCTCATGGAATTGCGTTCGTGAGCATCAAACCCAACAGAAAGCAAACTACAACTACATCAAGCAAAACGTTCTGATTGATAATGAGTCGGGTGAAGAGTTCGACTTGTGGGACATATTCAAGAAAAGCAATGCTAACCCTGCAATACGCCGACATGAGCTAATGGTTCGTTGCCGTGGCTGTGAAGATATTGGCAATGAGCTTGGTCTTCAGGGGTTGTTTCTTACCCTTACAACACCTTCTTCTTATCACAACCATTACAAGCGTGGTGGCTTTGTTGCTCACTGGAATGGTGCAAGCCCTCGTGATGCACAAAGCTATCTTAATAATGTTTGGCAACGCATTCGTTCTAAGTTGGGCCGTGAAGGTATTCGTTGGTTTGGTGTTCGTGTTGCGGAGCCTCACCATGATGGAACTCCACACTGGCATTTGCTGATCTGGGTAAAGCCTGAAGAAGTCTCTCAAGTTCGCCATATATTTATTGATTACGCGACTAAAGCAGATCGTGAAGAGTTGCACCCAAGCTTTGACCGCAAAGAAAAGCGAGCAGCCAAGAAAGAAAATATTCGAGGCCCGATGAACTATAAGCCTCGTTGTGACTTTGGTTATATCGACCCAGAAAAGGGAACCGCTACGGGCTACATCGCTAAATACATTTCGAAGAATATTGATGGTTTTGCAATGGATGACCTTGTTTCCGATGAAACAGGTAAGTCAGTTAAAGACATGGCAAAGAATGTCGGTGCTTGGAAAAGTCGCTGGGCTATTCGTCAGTTTCAATTCTTCGGTGGTGCACCTGTTACTACCTATCGTGAGCTTCGACGTTTTGCAAACCATGACCGCACTAGCTTTCAGAATTACTTATCTCAGCTTAACCGTGAAGAGCTAATCGCCATTTATGAAGAGATGGAAGTAAAAGTGAGCCGTAAGTTTGTTGGTCCTGCAATTCCAGTAGAACTACTACGTGTTAACCCTCGCTTTGATAGCTTCTACGTGAAGCTTCTGCTTGGCGAAGCTTATCAACCAGATATCGAGCACCCTATCACTACGGTTAGTGATGTCATGAAAGCTGCTGATACAGGTAACTGGCACTGTTACATCATGGGGCAAGGTGGCCCATTTGTTAAACGTGAGGAACTACTGATTACTAACTCTTACGAGGTTATGCCTTTTGCGTCTCCGCACGGTGAAGCTGTTCGTAAGCTTGATGGTTTTGATGTTACTGGCAAGTTTTTCAAAACAAGAATTAAGACCTACACCATTGCAGCTAAGGCTAAGCCAGAGATGCAAAAGCAGGTTGAATATGAGTTCGATAAACCAAGTGAGAACCCTTCAACTTGGAAATTCAAGAAGCGCACCGTGTCATTTGTTGAAGTGACTAAGGCGGACGCTAGCGCCAAAGGGAGCGAAGCGACCGCAATTGGCAGCTCTGCTGCCTCTCGGAGTTCTGTCAATAACTGTACGGAACCCGAAAGAGGTTCAAAACAGGTACGGGAGTTAAGCCCAGATATTGAATACGAAATTAAGCGATTAATTGAGGAATACGACCTCAGCGAAAGCTTTAGATCTGACCTAATCAGAGGTCGCGTTATTCAACTCAGTAAAGAGAAGAGCATAAAACTCAGGTTCGGAGCCACAGAGCGACAACCTGATCACCTTGTTTACCAACATAAACAGCAAATCGACTTGAGCTGGCTTAATGAAGATAAGCCAGAAGAAGTGATTTTGTCTGATGACGATGAAGATTACGTTCAACCAAACCTTTCATGCTTCGGGATGCATCGACCTGCATCTAAATCGTGGGCCGATTATGCGGATTTGGTTGAAGAAGAATGGCCTCTTGCCTAAAGAAAGTAAGCACGGGCGTATCGAGTACAGACATATATAACTACGTTGGCCAATGTAGTCACCAATGACTACGTGGTACCAGATTACAAAGGTAGATGAAATGAGTTATCTAGGTGCAAAAAGTGGAAGTGGCGTATATCAGACGATTATTAATCTAATGCCGCCACATGATACATACATTGAAGCGTTCTTAGGAACAGGCGCCATTATGAGAAAAAAGGCACCTGCTGCAAAAAATATTGGTATTGATATAAACGCTAGCTGTGTAGACAAATTTAACTCTACTGCAGCAATAGATGAATCTGGCTTTACTGCAGCTGATGTTTTTCGAGCTGATGCATTCGATTTTCTCAGCTCATTTGATTTTTCCCAGAGTGGAAAAACAGTTATCTACTGTGATCCGCCTTATGTGCATTCAACAAGAACCAGTTCAGCTCGATATGAAAATGAGTTAACTGATGACGACCATAAGCGCTTGTTAACAATGCTCTCTTCACTGCCATGCTTTGTTCTTATATCTGGCTACCCAAACGACATATACGATGATTATTTAGATGATTGGTGGAGTGTAGAGTTTCAAGCAATGACACGCGGCGGAGTTAGAACTGAAAAAGTATGGTGCAACTTCACTCCTGGTGACATTCATTACCACACTTTTGCAGGCAAAGATTCAACTGATCGCCAACGTATTCAAAGAAAGGCCGAACGATGGGCTAGAAACTTTAAGTCTTTACCAAGCGCTGAAAAGCAAGTTGTCTTCTCAGCGTTGTTGATGACAATGGAAAGCTAAAAAAGCAGTTTATCTATGCTCAGTACTTAGGGGTGGGTGTTGAGTAATTTAACTAAGAGCTAAAAGAGCTAAAGGAGATAATAGATGTTAATGCCATGCCCTAAATGCGGATGCAAAACCAGAATTGTTACCTCTCAAGAAATGACAAACGAGACACGAAAAGCCTATTGGCAATGTCTTAACTTCAATTGTGGGGTGAGGTTCAGCACTCTAACTTCAGTTGAAGGGATTATTGATACGGTTGGCCTTCCACCTGACCCGAAGCTACAACCGGAACTTTGTAAAGGTGACCTAAACCAAATGGACATTTTTGCTATGGAACAACCTAGCGCATAAATCGGAAGTCTAGACTTCGGGAAAATTAAATAAAATGAACCTTATTCCAACAAAACGACTAAACGCTTTATTAGAAATCTTACCTAAACGTGAGATGCCGGAGAAAACACGAGAGGCCGTAAAGCTCGTGTTTGACTCCGGTTATTCTTATGAACTCGCTTCACTGAAAACAGGCGTATCTAGCAAACGAATTTCTCTAGCAGTACGCAAACTTAACCAAATGGATGCAGTTTTGCTGGCTGCATACCGCCTATAAAAATCTAAGGATCGCATTTTCACTAAAAGTGAACAAAAACGATCTAAGACGATCTCTCGATTAGCAATCTAAAACTCCATTCGATGTAGTTCCCACAAGGCTTGTGCTCAAATAAACATACCGAAATTAAATGCGCTCTCAGGATCGCAAAATTGCAGTGTGGAATTTTGGTGTGGAGGGAGGGGTGAGTCCGAACGAGCGCAGAGCGCCCTATCCCGTCCTAAAGTTTCCAATCGCTGCCAGTTTCCTTTTTATTCTTCTATTGGTGGGTTTTCTCATGTGGGAAAGACAGTACGAGCACGCAAGATGGAATGGGCACAAGCTCAATATCCTGTCTACCTCCTTTGATGGTGGTAAGCGCCTGCAAGTAAAAGAAATCCCTTACGCTGACTTGCCGCATATCAAAGTCATGGGCACAAAGGCCCGTACCTACACGATTGAAGCTGTCTTTGTTGGCCCTAGTTCCCTAGCTGACGCCACAGCACTGATTGATAACCTAGAAGCAACGCCAAGAGGCGAACTTGAGCACCCGTGGCTTGGTGAGCTGCCGCTTGTCTTTCAAGGCGTATCGCAAAGCATTAGCACCAAAAAAGGCTTGGTAACACTTAGCCTCAAGTTTGCACGTTCTGGCAACTCACCATCTATCACGGCGCCTACTACCGTTCGCACCAAAGCACAGGCGAACGCGGTTGAAAATCTATCTAAAAAGTCATTCATTGATCAGGTAGAAGGACTTGATGTATCACAAATCAATCAGGTGCAAAGTGATGTAACCAGCGCGCTCAATGTGCTGGTTGATATCACCAACCGCTTAAATCTGGCTGACGAAACCCTGCAAGATATCAACCTATCAATTAATGAAGCCTTTTCAGCGGTAAGCAGTATCAGCACTAACCCTGCCGAGTTCGTTGATCTGTTTTCCGCTGCCTTCGACTCAGTGGCCGAAGGTGTTCAGTCAGAACCTGCTTCAGAAAGTGAAGCCGTTGATAATTCTCGCAGCGCTCAAAAGCTACTGCTTGGTGAAGTGAAAGAAGATAACCCGACCCAACACCACAACGTGCAAGTGGTAACGGGAGCGGTGAAGATGAGCAAAGACATTACCGACCTAGAGAAGGCCGATACCTTTGATATTACGCTAGCGCCGAAGCAACCAGAAACCATCCAAAGCGATTTAACCACGCTTGTGATTAGCATTGATGACCGCATCAAAGAGGCTACGCACGTATCTACACAAGAAAGCATTGAGTTGTTTGATGAGCTCGTCACCCTTAAAAGCAATATTCAAGTCCAGCGAGACAAAGTGATTGAAGGCACGAAAGCACATCGCACTGTGCAGTCACCGCGCTTTAAGTCTGCACTCACCATCGCCCATGACGAGTACACCAATGAGCATGTCATTACCAAAATGAATGCCCTTCAGCACCCATTGTTTATTCGTGGTGACATTGCCGTGAGAGATGCCTAATGAACAAACTAACCATACACATTGACGGCAAGCCGCGCACGTTTTATCAGGCAAATCTCAACTACTCCATTGAGCAGCTGGCCCACACGTTCAATTGTTCGATTGAGCCGATGGATATTGAAAGGCCGTTGCCTGTTGAGTTCTTTCTAAACGACAGGTCGATTCTGGTTGGTCAGATTGATGATACAGATTCAGACACGGATTCAAGCTCGCAAGCCATCTCAATTGTTGGTCGTTCGAAAAGCGCCAATATGATTGATTCACGCATCACAATGGATGCGTTCTACAACCTCAACGTTGAAGACCTGCTAAGGGCCGTCGCTAAACCTTTTGGCCTTAGAGTCAGAAGCCTAGTAAAAGGTATGCCAGAGATTAAAGAGTTCCAGATAAATGCTGAGTCACCAGTAGAGAACGTCGCGCAGCTTATTCGTGAACAAGGCTTCATGCTGATCGAACGCAACGGCGTACTCACCATCGAAAACACCGCTCACCAGATAATTAACAACATCGGGCTAGAAACAGGAAACAACATAGAAAAGCTCAATATCAAGCGCAGCTTTAACAAACAATTCCACACGATTGATGTTCAGGGCCAGTGGGATGATTCAAGCGCACAAATCACCAACCCAAACGTGGATAGCTCACGCACTATGGTGATCACTTGTGACCAATTGCAAACGCCTGAAGCTTGTCTGTCTCGCGCCAAATATGAGCGTGATCTTGCTATTGCTCAAAGCCTTACCGCTTCGACGTCTATTGCTGACGTATTCCCACAGCTAGCGATAGATGGCTTAAATCGTGTTATTCGAGTGAACGATAAAGAGCAAAACTTCAGTGAAATGCTAGTCATAAAGTCACTTGGCCTATCGGTGTCCGAAAGCTCCGCAACGACTTCTGTTGAACTGTTTCGACCGTTCAAGGAGCAAAGCCATGTCTAATTCCATACGTCAGCTTCAAGACAGATTAATGGCCCGTATCAAAAGCTTAATTGGTACAGGAACGGTAACGGGGGCGACCACTGGCATGTTGCAAATTAAAAACGCTCTGGGCCGTACCAACGATCGCATCAAAAGGCTACACAACTACGGATTCATGAGCCGACCTTTGCCCGGTGCTAAATATTACAGCTTGTTCTTTGGTGGTGTTATCGCTCGTGGCTTTACGGTTTGCGTTGAAGACAAGCGATATGAAATCGACTTACAGCCAGGTGAAGTAGCCATGCTCGATCACCATGGAAACCTCATTCACGAAACCGAAAAAGGTATCAAGATTTATGCCCCTAAAGGCAAGGTTGAAGTAGTCGCCGCGAATGAAGTTTCAATCACAGCACCACAAGTGAATGTCATCGCTGATAAAACCACTTTCTCAAAAGATGTAGAGATAGGCGGCAACCTCGCTGTTAAACAAAATGCTCAAGTTACAGGGGTTGTTGTCGGTGGTTCTGGTGAGTTCGCAGGTGTGAAAGCCGAGAAACACGACCACGACTATGAAGATGACAACGTTATCAAAACTACCAAAGGGCCAAACAAAGCATGAACCACTTTAGCCTAACCGCTCTGACTGCTCCGATTAACTCTAAAGATGGCCTAACCCATGCTGTGCTTCAGAGTGTTTACAACTACGCCGAGTCGACCCAAAACGACCGAGCTCGAATGGCAAGCAATGAACGTGGTGGCACTTGGAGTAAAGAGCTCATAGAGATTGTCGGCTCAAGAGACTGGACGCTCAAACGAGCAAAGCTAACAGACGAAACTCTAAGTCTAGCTAAACGATTCTATGAAGAGGCGCTAGCGTGGCTCATCAATGAAGGCCATGCCAAAGCGGTTGAAGTTTCAGTGTGGCGAGAGAAACCAAACCAAATGGGCCGCAATGTGATGATCACCTTAGCGGATGGTTCAGCGTTCGATGTTCCACTATCAGAGGTTAACAAATGAGTACCCAACGAAGCCTAGACAGCCTAATTGCTCGTGCAGAAGCAAACCTGATAGCAGAAACAGGCCAAAGTAACCCAGCCATTAAAGCGATCGCGTCGGCCATTGCTGGCGTGAGCTACGGACAATACGGTTATCAAGACTTACTGTTTAGGCAACTCCACCCTGAAACCTGTTCTGAAGCTTGGTTATACCTGCATGCTAACCGCCATAAAGCGCCGCGCCTACTGCCAACATTCGCAACGGGCCGAGTGTCATTCACTGAGCTTGGCGGAACCGTCGTCATTAAGAAAGGCACACGTTTAACGCACGGCGATTACGAGTACGAAACCACGAAAGAGCAATACAGCAACGTGCCCGTAGAAGTTATCGCGCTTGAATCAGGAGTTGGTAGCAACCTACCAGAAGGGGCAGTGCTAGCGCTAAAAGAAGGGCTAAGCGGAATTGACCCAAGCAATGTGCAGTCACTGGGCATTGAAGGTGGCGCCGATATCGAAGAGCTAGAACACTGGCGAGCGCGTGTCGTCGTTGCCTTTGAAAAGAACGAACTGATCGGTAAAGCGCCTGATTACGAAGTGTGGGCGGTATCGGCACACTCAGACGTTGATTTTGCTTGGGCATTAGATAACACCCCACAGCGCGGCATGGTTGAGGTTTACATTGGTGCCCGTGAAAACGACCCAACACTGAGCGATGAAATCGTCAACTTAGTACAAGATACGTTTGAAGCTAATCGGCTGGCAGGCTGTCACCCATTCGCCCACCTGCCAGAGAAAATGCCACTCAACATAGAAATCCAAGGCATTGAAGACCAATCAATCCGTGATGATGTGGTGATTGCACTAGAGAACTTGGTGAAAGGAAAAATGGGCAAGATAGACCCAACAACCAAAAAGCCTGAGTCCATTACTAACACTGAGATTGTGTTAACCGTCTCGACTGTAACCAACAACTTCATTGTGCGTTCGCCAATTGGTGAAGTCGCCATTGAGAAAAACCAGGTACACACACTAGGAGGCGTAACGTGGACACCTCCGAGTTAATCATTGAATACAGTGCCAGTGATTTTGAAGATGCCTACCGAGGGTTACTACCCAAAGGCGACTATTGGCAAGACACCGAGAACGTAGAACTCACCAACACAATCAAAGGCATTGCCAAAGACTTCAAGCAAACCCACGACGAGATTGAACTGTCACTACTGACTGAGTTTGAGCAACAACAATTTGGTTGGAAGCTGTCGGATTATCAACGTCTATTAAACACAACGGCAGGAAAACAAAGCGGTTTGGTATTTGATGATGTGAAAGATCCAAACCTTATCTACGGCTCGTTAAATGACTCATTCCGTCACCACAGCATAGAAACTTGGCAAGCGTTCGAAAAATACCGTTTGCCGCACACCGAAATTGCTTGGGTTTACCATTCAAAACTTAGTGTTCATCACCAAATGGCGAACTATCGACACATTAGAAACCTGCATAAATACGAGGTAACACAATGAGCTTATTGATTACTAATGCGGGTATCGCTGCCTCTATTCGAGCTGGCGATCTTGGCATTAGTTATAAAATTGCAGAAATCAGTATAGGGACAGAAGGCTATACACCTACCAAAGACCAAACGACTTTACGTAACGAGGTTCAACGCAAAGCCATCACCCGTGGTGAAGTAGCTGAACTTGGCCAACTCCATTTTGAAACTACGTGGGATGGCGACGAAGCTTTTGAGGGTAAAGAGTTAGGTTATTGGCTAGATGACGGCACCCTCTTCGCTGTCGATAGCCGAAATGGTGAGGTCATAACCTACAAGCAACAAGATTCAGCTGTGACCGAAGCATGCGAGTTAAACCTAGCTGCTTCAACAATTGACAACATCACCGTGGAAGTGCTGAATCCTTATAGCGCAACCGAAGAACGAGCGGGTATTGCTAAGATAGCCAAAGATAGCGATGTGGATTTGGGTACTGATGATTCTCGTTTTCTAACCGTTAAAAAACTACTCAAGAGAACAGCAAGCACGATTCGTTCGGGAGTTGTTCAACTGAGTAACTCCTATTCTGGAACGAGTGAAAGTAAAGTGGTGACTGAAAAGGCTTTGAGTGATGGCTTGGCCGATCATAGTCATGGTGCTAGTGACTTGCCTTTAGCCTCGACTAGCCAAAAAGGGGTTGTCCAGCTTACCGACTCTACAACTTCATCATCCAGTGTATTAGGCGCTACAGCAAAAGCTGTAAAAACAGTTAAGGATTTGCTAACAGGACACACAAACAAATTCAAGACAGGTCGGTATTCCAATAACAACGTCAATAATGGTTGGTTTAGTGGCAATGTTGGTGCTGATAATTCCATTGAGTATGGATATTATTATGTGTGGGTAACGGTTACACCATCAGCGATTACCGTTAATTTCGAATTAAGATTGTCTGGTTTTTCACAAGTAGGTAGTCATGACAGCGGGGTAAATATTGACATAAAGTGGTCTGCACTGAGCGGGGCATTTTCCCAAGCAGGAGTAAATGGCTGGTCGTACAGCACTCGCGGCTCAGGGATAGCGATAAGCACAACGGGAACCACTGACCAAACGATAATGCCTTTTCGAATCGTTCCAAATGGAACAGATAAAAAACTTAGTCTTTATAGTCCTCAGCTCGACTTTAGAGATGTCAATAATGGTTACCCAACCATCAACGGTATGACTCTATATGGAGAAGTGACGTTGCAGAATCCCAAGTTCATATAAGGAAAGTTAGCTGATGGATATAAATGTTGGTGTGTCTTACTGGGATTCGGATTGCAATGAGTTTTACAGTAATGACCAAGATTTCGTGTTACCTGAACACCACACTTTCAATGAGCCTCCATTCAGTCGAACGGGGTTCAAACGAGTATTAATTGATGATAAATGGCATCAAGTTCCGACTGTTAAAGCGTATGCTAAGGATAGAGGGCAACTTGACTATTGGACACATGAACTCGATATCATTCCAAGCACTCATACCTTAAAAGAACCGAGCGAATATGAATCTTGGAACGTAGAACTTGATGATTGGGAGTACAACCCCGAATTACACAGACCTGATAAGGAACAGCAAGAGATTGCATGGCGAGATATTGAATTAACTAATGTTATCAATCGTATCGAACAGTATGAAGGCGACCAAAGCTATCCTGTAGAGCTAAGAACGTCACCGATTAAAAGTGAAGATGAGTTCATGCAACTGCTCCAAGACCGCAAATTACTCAGCGATTACCCAGAAACACCCGATTTCCCATTCGGTGATCGACCTACTCTTTCTGGCCTAGCCACCTAACCACCCAACCCAGCCTAACCGCTGGGTTTGTTCTTTCTGCCTTCCCAAACTTCTATATCTCCGCACTAGAAATGCCATAAGTACCCTTTAAAACTCAGCTCGATACACTGGTTTTGTGGGGTACTAATCACTAGCTACGAGAGAAAATCAATGAACGAAACAGAGGCCAAAACACTAGTCCTATCTTTGCTAGATGCTACTGGCGTAAAGAAAATCCTCACATCCATTAGTGCAACACTACTTAGCTTTGGAGTCATGGACGCATTACAAGCGATATCCGTAATGGTCGGTATCGTTGCTGGCTGTATGGCGATTCGTCATTACACCGTGGCAACCAAACTAGAACAAGCCAAATTAAACAAATTCAACGACGAACAGAGTGACGCAACATGAGCCTAAAAACCAAAGCAATACAGGCGGTGGTGTGCTCTGTTGCCTCCGTTCTTACCATTGTCTTTACGATCGACTCAGAGCTAAGCGTGAGTGAAAACGGATTGCGCCATATTGCCAACGAAGAAGGTTGCCGATTGAAGCCTTATCAGTGCAGTGCTGATGTTTGGACCGCTGGCTTAGGTCATACACAAAGCATCAACCAAGACACTAAGCTCACTGAGCAGCAAGTTGCTGAGTTATTCGTTAAAGATATTGCAGTCGCTGAGCGCGTCGTGAACAAACACATCACTCAAACGCCAACCCAAGGCGAATACGACATGATGGTGAGTTTCGTTTTTAATCTTGGAGCAGGAAATTTTACTCGCTCCACCCTACTGAAGAAGTTTAACCAAGGTGATCACCAAGGCGCTTGTAACGAGTATCCTCGATGGGTGTTTGTGAATAGTAAAGATTGCCGACTAGCAGAAAGTAACTGTGCTGGTATTCCTAAGCGCCGAAGTAAAGAACGTGACGTTTGCCTTAACGATTGGCAAGGAGAGTAACCATGCTGAGCAAATATCTAGCTCTGTTTAAGGCCCTTTCTTTTGCTGCCGTTCTTAGTGGTATTGCTTACCTTTCCTACGACTATGGCGTAACGACTACAGAAGCTAAAGCCTTAAAAGCACAAAACGCCCTATGGGACAAAGTAGAACAAAAACAAAACGAGGCTTTCCAATTAGCCGTCAAACTCGCTAACCAAAAGCCTGATATTCGAATTGAGTTTCGAGAGATAGAAAAAGAGGTGATCAAGTATGCTCAAGAGAACAGTGATAAGCAGTGCGTTGTTAATGATCCTGACTGGATGCACATCCGTGCCGAATCAGTTCGAGCGCATAATCGAGCAATCGGTATTCAGCAACCCGCCACCGTCATTGATGGTGCCACCCAAGCCGCTACAAGTTACGAGCGAGACGCCGAAGTCCTAGCCGAAGATATCGCCAACATTCAAACCTGTGCTGAAAACGCGCAAAAGCTGCTAGCCTTGCAAACTTGGATAAAAGCGCAGCTTTCACACGAGCTGCAGTAAAGACGAATCTGTCTATACTCGATACTAAGCAGCATCCAAACGCTGATACTCTTTCGGGGTAATAACCTCTTGCCCCGTGAAATCATTCAACTCTTGCATCATATCAATCAACGGTAACAGTTCATTCTTGTGGAATAGCCAGTCCACCTTATTCAAGTCCAGTGATGTAATACTCTCGCGGCGAATGCTCATCAATTCAATCGGCACACGATGAACCGAAAGCACCTCGTTCATGGTTTGATTCTTCACGTCTTTATATGAATCTTTTGCTTCTACTTGACCAATGGGTGTCAGCTCTGGCGCTTTCGTGTCTTTGCCTTTGGCGTTCACAAACAAGTTCTTAAACGCCATGCCCTCTTGCGCTTGAAGCTGTCGCTTAATGCTTTCTTCTTGTTCGGCCGTCATGGTCGGCTCATTCATATACAGCAAGTAACCTGCATGCTGACCATTACGGTAGTACTGGCGGCGAAACAAGGTTGCATCTTCATTCAGCCAGATAGATGTTAAAGAGCTAACATGACTCGGTAAGCCGTAAAGCTCTTGAGCTATATCGTAATCCGCTAGGTGAAATACTTGCCCATGCTTGTAATCAATACGCCCCTCATCATCGTAAGGTCGCGGTTTGTACGTCCAACCTAAATCTTCACGTCTACGCATATAGAGTGCTGGCAAGTGCTTCAATTTAACGGGTTCACCCAGTCCACGATAACCACGTATAACTTGCAAGTAGCCATTGCCAAAGGTTAAGTAGTCTTGAACAAAACGCTTTGCATCTTGGCGAGACAGTAGGCCACTCAAAACGAGTGAGTAAACCAAGGTGTTACGCTTAAACTCTATCGCACTGGCATGCATCGGGTTCACTCGCAGCGCCTTGGCTAAGGTGTCTAATGGGATTGGTGGCTCGTATAAACCATCAATCAACGCCACTTCTAAATAGTTCAGAATATCGCTATTCATTACACTTACAGGTTTAGAAAACTCTATATCAATCACTTGCTCTCTCCAGTTCTTAGAAGAACGTTACGCTGGTATCGTTGTCTGCATTAACGTCGATTGGTTCCCAAGCTAAGAAGTGCATTGATGCCCATGCCAAATCAGCATGTGAACCTATCTTGCTACGATTGGAAACAAAGGTTACTTGACCGCTTCTGTCGGTTGTTTGCTGGCGAATCATCAAGAATGAGTGCACTAAGTCATCCCAATCATCGTCAAACAAGAAGCGACCGTTATTGATAATTTCTCGCGCCTTATACGCCATCATGCGCTTCATTTCTGGCGAGTAATTCAACTCAACCAAAGCGGGGTAAAACTTGCGAACCAACTCAGCGACCGCCGAACCGACACCGCCCGTATCCATTGCTAAATAAACCACATTGTATTTTTCGGTAATGCCTCGAATGGTTTCAGCTTGCTGCTCATAACTTGAACCCTTCAAACGCACCTTCTCAATAGCACGGAAAACACCGCCTTTCGTTTTCGGTTTTAGCGCAACCACCAAGCCTGCATCATCTGACCCTTCGCCAGTACCGCCACCTCTTGGATCATAGCCAACCAAAACCTCCTCATTGCCGACTGGCCTTGCCTTGTTATGGTCTACATCTTTCCAGTTTTCAGTGTCAGTCTTACAAGCCAACAACGCCTTGAGCGCAAAGAACGAAGTACTATCATCCAAAAACTTACAACGAAGCAGATTGTCGAATACCTCTTTGACTGGGTACTTACGTTTAAGCTTCGCCATATTGAACAGCTTGTCACCGCCTTTGGCTATCGCATCATCAACCGTAATCATTTGACGGAAGATATGATCAGGCCCAAGCGCACCGCCTTTTAGTGCCTTATGGCTTAGGTCAATATTGTCTTCTTTCTTACCAGACCATTTAGGGTAGGCTTCATGTGCGACTGTCGAAGGCGTAGAGATATAAGTCGTGCGGAATTGCGCCTGAATCGACATACCACCTGCGTAGTTATCTAGCGCACCAAAGCGAGGGATCCAGAAAACCTCATCCCAATACATGTGGCCGTTAAAGCCCTGAGACGATGAAACATTGGTAGAACAGAAAGTAAGGTTCGCGCCATTGCTTAGCTCTAGGTCATCTTTACCTTTGAGGTCAATTCCTGCGAGTTCTAAAGCAAACTTACGAATGTAGTTCTTGAAGATATACGCCTGTTTCTTAGAGGCCGAGATAAACACCTGGTTATCACCAGTAAGTACGGCATCTTCAAACGCTTCCCAAGCAAAGTAAAACGATAAACCAATCTGACGAGATTTAAGGTAAAAGCGAATCTCATTGATATCATCATTTTGCTTATGCTCATGAATCTCTTTTTGATAGCCAAAGAAAGTCTTTTCACGGTATTCATCCAGCATCTCTTTGGTGATGCCAGAAATATCATTTTTAACTTTGTTCGACTTACGGCCACGCTTTTGCTCACCATCACCACGACTAGCTGGTCGATGACGCTTTTTATCAGCTTCCTCTCGCTTGTACTGCTGATCAAGCAGCATCTTTAGCTCGCGCTCTTGGCATTCAAGCTTGTGTTCAACCCACATCAAGTAAGCAATGCGCTGTCTTACCATTAGCTCGATGGGCGCATCATCTCGCAAGGTCGCCCAGTCAAATTGCTTAATCCATTTTTGCACCGTGCGAGTAGCTACACCAATCTGCTCCGCAATCTCTGGCGGCTTCCGTTGGCGTAAAAACAAGGCAAGTGCTTTCGTTTGGTCAGTGGTGTATAGCGCTTCGCTACTAACATTCGTATCCATGATTGCATAGTGCTACAGCCCCCGTAATTACTCAGCCTATGCGAGTTCTATATCGATGTTTTAGAACTGGGATGAATACAAAAAGACAAGGCCATTGGTTAGATTGGAATCATCGAATTTAGGAGAGAAATGATGTTCAAGTCAGAGCCAATTTGTATTTTGAAAGCTGGCCCCACGATTGACGGGCGAGACATTCCCCAAAAAGTCATTGATGACATTGCGGAAACATACGACCCGACAAAGTACACAGCTCGAATCAACGAAGACCACTCTGAATGGAGTTGGAAAGGCGGTTCTGTCTTGTCTGTCGAAAAGCGTGATGATGAGCTTTGGGCAGAAATTAAGCCTAACTCGTTCTTGCTACGAAACATCGAAAACGGTCAGCTACTGCACACATCATGCGAATACCTAGAAGACTTCGCCAACACGGGCAAAGCCTATCTAACAGGTCTTGCTTTCACTGATAAGCCAGCATCATTAGGCACTACTCAAGTTCACCTGTCAGCTCAGCGCAGTGAAGAAAAAGCCGTTCATGTATGTACAGGCCAAGTGCTCAACCATGAAGAAAAACTCTCAAATACTGAAGTTCAATCAGAAACTTCTCTATTAAAGAAATTATGTAACCTGCTCAAGAACTCACCTGAAGGAAACGAAGAGCAGCTTTCCAACCAAGAGGAATCGGAAGAAATGTCTAAAAAAACCGAAGAGCTGCTTGAGCAAAGCCTTGAGCAAAACAAAGAGCTAAGCAACCAACTAGGGCAACTTGTTACCTGTCTGTCAGCTCAAAACAAACAAGATGATGGTGAAGAAGAAACACCGCCAGAAGAAGGCAGCGAAGTGGCCGAACTTAAAGGCCAAGTCGAAACCCTATCAACTCAAGTCGGTGAGTTAAAAGACCAACTACAAACGCTCAGCAAACAGACGGATGAGCATGATCGCAAACCTGCTGGCTCCGATGGCGAAGAGAATACCTATCTGTAACTAAACAGATAATCATCGCTTAACAGATAACTACTTTATTAGGCCGAAAAATGGAAAGAAATACTGAAGTAAAACTAGCCGCATTCCTTAAAACTGCCGCTGAGCAAAACGACATTAGCGATGCGACTCAAAAGTTCAACGTAACAGCTAATGGTGCTCAAAAGATCGTTGCTCAACTTCGTGATGCCAACTGGTTCATGAAGAAAATCAACGTAGTTCTAGTTAAGAACCAGAAGGGCGAATCTATTGGTTTGAGTGTCAATGGCATGATTGCTAGTCGCACTGATACGTCGGGCGATGGTAAGCGCACACCAAAAGACCACTCACAAATTGGTTCTATGCCTTACGAATGTGAGCAAACCAATTTTGACACGGCTATCCGCTACGAGAAAGCGGACGCTTGGGCGCACGAACCTCGTTTTAACCAGATCATCTCTGCTGAAACGCGCGACCAAATTGCGGCCAACCAAATTACTATTGGCTGGTACGGTGAAGCCGTTGCGAAAAATACCGATAGTACAGCAAATCCGAACGGTGAAGATGTCAATAAAGGCTGGTATCAAGCCATGCGTGACCACAACACTGAACGTCTTATCTCTGAAGTTATTCAAGGTTCTGGCGTTATTCGTATTGGCGAAGGTGGTGATGGTTCAGAAGGCAAAGAAAAAGGCGATTTTATCAACCTAGATCTAGCGGTATTGAACGTCAAAACATTGCTTCACTCTTCTTGTGAAGATGATAGCGATCTAGTCGCGATTATCGGCTCTGACCTACTAGGGTACGACAAAGCCAAGTTCTATGAAGCACATGGCAATACGCCAAGTGAAAAGAGCAAGGTTCAAGAAGTACAGGTCATTGGCACATACGGCGGCTTACCTGCTGTAAAAGTACCGGGCTTCCCTTCAACGGGCATTATGGTAACCAGCTACAAAAACCTATCTATTTACATTCAAAAAGATTCTATTCGCCGTTCACTAGGTAAGAAGAACGATGAAAAAGACCAAATTGAAAACTTCGAGTCTATGAATATGGCTTACGTCATCGAAGAAAAAGGCAAAGCCGCAGCCATGGACTTCAAAAACGTGAAGCTATGGATTGAAGGCGCTTGGTACTAATTAACTAACACCCCACAAATGCAGGCTCTCTCGCTGCTTCATGTGTGCCTATGCACTTAATGATAATCGCGAGTGCTGCCTGCATCCCCTAACCCACTGAGTAAGGTTGCGTCATGGCTGAGTTTGTCGGTAATAAAAATGAAAAATATGAGTCTGAGCTACCAGCTACAGGCAAGTACCCAGCGTTGGAAATCTCAGAGTTTCAGTCTCTGTTTCATTTCCAAAGTAATGAGACAGAGGCAGGCATTCTGCATCAAGCAAAAGTATCACGCATCAAAGTGCATTCAGAGCTTAAAGCCAGCCTTGAACCTTTTGCTAACTTGGCTGAGCTATCACAAGCACGGTTTGATGATGAAGAGTCAGGCGAAACACTCTACAAACAGGCCGTGTTTGGTTTAACTGCCGCTGAGCTGATTGGTATTCAAATGAGCGGTGACGCCACCAAAGAAGCAGCCGAACGACAAGACGCCTTAACCGATAAAAAGCACGATTGTGAAGTGCAGTATCGCCAAGCGATCGACCTATTGATTAACGGTGAAGAAACCTACCGTTTCGAGAGAGTGTAATGAAAGCACTGCAAAGCCTAACTGACCTATTTAAAACTCATGTAGTCGATGCAAAGCAATTGGATGTATGGGCCACTGACGGAATAATTTTTAGTGTTCAAGGTGAACATGTTGATGGATTTGAGGTGGAGTACACCGCAAATGTATTTATACAAGACGCCAAGCTAGATCCTGATAACTTGTTTATGCATGTTGTTTGTTGGCTAAACAAGTATGACCCTCACCGCCAAGAGAAAGGCTTACCAATGCCAATGTTCGCAGGAGAGCCACTTGATAAAGGTCGCTTCGATTTAAAAATAAAAATCGATATTCGAGAGGAATATGAGCTTGAACCAAATGCTAAAGGCGTTTGGAAGCAAGACGGTGGGCTATATAACTGCGAAAACAAATTTGAAGCTCTGGTTGATGAAAATGAGCTAGGCGAACTGGTTCACTTTGTTGGTCATTTGGATGACTTGCCATGAAGCGCTCAATTCTTCAAGAGTACAACGGTAGAAGCAAAGGGGGTTCTAACGCCCATCAAAACTTTAACTTATCTGGTGTCCAATTAGAGACTCCTGAGCAGCTCACTAAAGTTGTTGAGAGTTTAGTGTTAGCAGCCAGTGATAAGTTTGACCTAAATAGAAGAATGGCTAATAGAGCGAGGCAATTCTTCAGGCAGAAAATTCGAGAGCAACGGGACATTTACAACACTCCTTACCAACCTAGAAAACTCAGAAAGGTTGAGCGTAAAGGGTGGAATAAAGAGTTGGTCCTCAACACTGTTGAAAACAAAAATATGCTGCTTGGCCTTTCTCGCTCCCTGAAAACTTACGTCACTGAAGATGAGTTTTCAGTCGGTTTAAAAGGTGTCGCTGGTGCAATAGGTCAGAAGCACAATGAAGGCGAAAGCATTGAGTTCACAACTCGAGTGAACGGCTTCTATAACTCCAAAACTGGTCGTTGGGAAGGAGGTGTAAGAACTAAAGGTAATTACAAAATGCCAAAACGCACCTTTATTGGTTGGACACCAGAAATTGAACGAGAACTGATGGCTATGGCCGCAGAATACTTTGTCTTACAGCTACAGGAAGCTGCCTAATGAAAAAAAACGAAGTACCAACATTCAAGATTAAGCCCAAGCAAGGCGTCACTGTAAAAGACCCAGAGACGTTTGAGGCACTCAAAAAAGAAGGTGAAGCCAAGCCCCGTAACGCTTATTGGCTTCGTCGTGTACAAGATGGTGACTGTATCGTCCTTGAACCGAAAACAGCTACTAAACGAACGGCCAAAAAGGAGGCTGAATAATGGGTATTAGCTTCAACGAAATAGCAAAAAGCCTTCGTGTCGCTGGTTGCTTTATCGAAATAGATAACAGCTTGGCGAATAGTGCCGAAAATCTACAAGTCATCTTAGCGATCGGTCCTGCTTTAGCGGATGCGAAAGTAGCACCAAATACGGTAACGCTATGTATGGATGAAACCATTGCCGCTGAAAACTTTGGTAAAGATGGCGAAACATCCGAGATTGTGGAGATGGTCGAGTACTTCCGTAAGCAAGATGAGCTAATGCCAATCTTTGCGGTTAGTGTCGAAAATGGCGATATCGCAAGCGCACTAGCGGCTTTAGGTGATGTTCAGTACCACCACATCATGTGTTCATTGAATGATGAGTTAACGATTCGAGAGCTAGGTGAGCTACTGGAAACCCGTTATGACGCGATGAACCAAATCCCCGGTCTTGCGTACATTCCGAAAAAAGGCACGCATGCCGAACTGATCACCTTTGCCCCTGTCAGTAACTGCCCATTAATTAGCTTTATGCCTGTTAACCAGTTCTGTGATTCAGAGAACAATGATCTTAGTAATGCTGCTGCAATTGGTGCTTGGGTTGGTCAAGTAGCGCCTTCGCTCGCTATCGACCCTTGTCGACCATTACAAACCCTCAAGCTAAATGGCGTTTACTCAAAAGCTGAAAGCGACTGGACAATTGCTGAACGAAACATGTTGCTCTATGAGGGTATGAGTACCTTTACGGTAAGTTCTGCAAAAGAAGTCATGGTCGAGCGTGTTGTCACCGCTTATACGGAAAATGCCTCTGGTATTGCGGATAACAGTTACCTCGATGTAATGACTCCAGCAACCGCAATGTATTTCCGAGAGAAACAACGTTCTCGCATCTTGAGCAAATATGGCCGTCATAAGCTCGCAAAAGACGGGACTAAGTTCGCCCCAGGTCAAGCCATTGTGACCCCTGCGATGCTGAAAACAACGCTGCTCGTTTTATACCGAGAGCTTGAATACGACGGCATTGTGCAAGACTTCGACGGTTATAAGAAGTCACTGATCGTTGAGCTGGACGATACCAATAAGCAACGAGCGAACTACCAAGATTCACCACAGTTCGTGAATGGTTTAATCATTACCGCGGGTAAGGGTCAATTTAGGAAGTAAGTTATGGGAAAAATTACAAGTCGTGCTGTCATTAATGCGGGTTCTTTAGGTCGCCTGCCAATTGAAGCAGGTGCAGAGATAGGCTTCGGCAATATCAAGCGCGAAGAACGAATGGGAGATGATGGAGTTCTGGGTTACACCGAAGAGTACACAGATGCACCTTATATTAAAGCAACCATCATCCATGCGAAGGAAACGGACGAAGAAGCGATCGCAGCCTTTGTTGATGAGGACGTAACATTGGAGACAAATACGGGCAGAGTTTACACACTGAAAGACGCGTGGAATGTCGAACCTCTAACTCTCAATGTCAAAGAAGGTAAGTTGGACATTTTCCTTAAAGGCGACGAGTTAATCCCACAGTAAGGAGTAACGCCATGATATCCCTATTGATGAAGCGAAAGCAGCAATTACAGCCAATGGCCGAAACAACTGTTCATATTGAACAGTCACAGGTGAGCGTCACTGCTCGCCCTACTTTTCATGAAAAACCGTGGGAAGAAACACAAGCAACACTGAAGCGAGATCTTGAGTACGTAAGAACGCTTTCAGGCTCTCAAGAGAAAGACCCTTACAAAGAGCAGTTGATTGAAAAGTATCGTCCACTGATTGAGAAGCTACGAATTACTCATAAAGGTAACTACGGAAACCTAGATGTGATGTGGTGGTGGTTCTTATGGCATGTAGACCTTGGAAAGCTAGAAGAAGTTTACGATGACTTCCGCGCTGCGATTGATGATGGTCTTGAGTGTCCGAACACTTGGAAGATGAACGGCCAAACCGCTTTTATGGGTTACGTACTCGAATACTCAAAAACTGCTTATGAGGCTAAAAAGCCATTCAACCGCGAATACCTCATTAATGCAGTAAAAGATTTACGTTCAGGTGAGCTGGCAACCAACCCACCACTAAAAGGGAAAATGTTCCGCCTAGTCGGTGATTGGCACTTTGAAGCTGGAGAGCAAAAAGAAGCCCATGACCTATTTGAACAAGTCATGAAAATGGACCCCAACAAAGGCGGTCGAAAAATCAAATTAGAATCACTAAGAAAGGAGCTAGGTTATGACAGTCCCAATTAAAGACAAAGGCCAAACGAAGGTAGCAAAGCTTGCAGTGCCTATCGTGAAAGAAGTCAACGGCGAAGCTGTAACCTATACCGAAATTGAATTGACCAAGCCTCATAGTGGGCATCTAAGAGGTGTTAGCCTCTACGATGTTGGTGGGGCTGACTTTTCAGCAGGTGCTCAAGTGTTGCCTAAAATATCATGTTTAGATGACCGCGATATGGCAAATCTAGATACAGAAAACTGGGCACCTTTACTGACGACTCTCGCCTCTTTTTTCGTCAATACGGAAGCTTAATTGAAGAACTGAATATCGAGGCGCTATACGCTGACTTAGCCATTGTTTTTCGTTGGCAACCTAGTGAAATAGACCGACTGACATTTGATGAACTATTACGCTTCCACGAATTAGCCATAGAACGAAACCAGCAAGATACCGAAGGGAGCGATTAGCTCCCTTTGTTATATCTAAAAAAGGATCTCCCCATGAAGAAAATGGCACTATCGGTGCTAATGAGTATCAAAGATAAAACTTCCGAACCATTAAGAAAGATGAAGGAAGAGTCAAATCATTACTCTAAAGCCATAAGCAAAATTCAAAAGCTACAAAAAGATGATTCCGCAACTGTAGGGATGATCGACAGTTTCAATGCAACCAAAGAGGCCATGAAGAAAAACAGCCTCGCGATAGACACCGCTACAGAAAAGCTTAAAAAGCTAGAAGAGCAAGCAGCTAAGGCGACTAAACCTAATGCCGCTCTAACAGAGAAAATCGCCAAGCAGCGAGAGAAGCTTGAAAGCCTCACTGATACCCAAAAGCAAAGCGAAGTTAGGTATATAAAGTTAGGCAAGCAGCTCCAAAAAACGGGCGTAAAAATGTACGACCTCAATAGTGAGAGCGCTCGTCTCAATAAACGCTACAAAGACCATGGCAAAGAGATTACAAAACTCCAAAAGAAATACTACCGATTGCAGACTGCTATGAAGCCGATTCAATCTCTCAACGGCAAATTGAAAATGCCAACAATTGAGGGGGCCAAGAACGGCATGATGGCAAGCAGTGGCGTTATGGCTTCAATGGCTGGCTTTGGTTTAATAATTAATGATACCGCAACCAAAATAGACGATATGGCGAGTGTCGCTGATGACGTAAAAATGCCAGTAAGCGAACTACAAGCTATGCGCATGCAAGCGCGATTAGCGGGTGCCGAATCGGAGGATATGGACGCTGCTATTAAAGAAATGATGCTTCGCTGGGGAGAGATGAAAACTTTCCAAAAAGGTGCCATGAACGACTACTTCGAAGATACTGGTAACCACAAAGCCTACAAAGACCTAATGGAAGCGCAAAATGCCACCGAAGCATACTTAGTTCTACTTAGAGAAATAGCCAAAGAAACCGATGAGTCAAAACAAAACTTTATGGCTGATGAGTTCTTTGGGGGCGATAGCGAGAAAATGCTCAAAGTACTTCGCAGCGGTGCGGATGGTTTCGAAAAGGCTAAACAGGTACTCAACGATAGTGGTGGGCCTGTGAGTCAGGAATCTGTACGAAACGCTGGATTATTCACAGCATCTATGAAGAAAATGGGGGCAATAGTCGATTCACTAAAAATCAGCGCCCTTACCCCTATCATGGCTGAGCTTTCATTTATCATGGAAGACTTGGCACTCAACATGAAAAATATGGATTGGCGAGATGAGAAAGTTGCGCAGTTAAGAGACATAGTGAAAAGCACATTTAGTGTGTTTAGAAACCTAGGCAATGGGATTTTATTTCTTACTGAAAACTTCAGAGAGGTAATTGCCATAGTAGCGTTATTCAAAATTGGCATGGTAGCGCTAAATGCCGTAATGATGGCTAATCCTATTAGTTGGATGGCTGTCGGAATCTCAGCTGCGGTCGTAGGTGTTGGGTATTTAATCGATAAGTTTGTGGGCCTTGGTGAAGTTATGAGAGTCGCCGGTGATATATGGGAAAGCATGACATCTTGGTTCTCAGACGATGACGGAACCAAAGAGCTAGCAAAAGCTGCACAAGAGCAGAAAAGGCGTAGCAGTGAACTCGCTATCACTCATACCCAAGGCAGTCAGCCCCAATCAGGATATGGTGCTTATCAGACTAACACGGTGAACACTTACAACCAGTACCAACCTCTAAAACCTCAAACAATGAAGAGTAAATCTGAAATCTCATTAACCATTAAATCGGATAAGCCTGTAGCAGTGAATGAGGCTAAGAGCGATAAAGCAACTGATATCAACATGGACGTGGGAAATATGGCGTGGGGGTTTTAAAGTGACTTAGTCAGGGCCAGCAAGTAGTGCAAATGTGCCGCTTGTACATTCTCTGGTAACTTACGAGCGAGAGCCGCAATCTCTCGCTCTACTCTATAATCACCAGTTTCAATAGCGATTAGTACATCGATGTGCGATAGCTCCAAAACATCTAGATATTTGTGATAATCATCCAAGCTTATTGAACGAACACCCCTCTCTATCCGCTTTATAGTCGAAAGCGAAATGCCAGTTTTAACAGCCATTTGTTCTTGAGTAATACCTGCTAAGTCTCTGAATCGACGAAGAATAGGCATTATCAACGATGTTTTTTCCATTTAACCACATCCGAACAGCGTTCTAATTCGCACTAATTCCATACAAAAAGTGTCAGATATGAGCTAGCAAAAAATAAGCGTGATGTATCTCATACTGAGCAAACGATAAAACCTAGTAATATCCAAACGCTGTGCCAAATGTGCATATGTTTATTATCAATAACTTAAAGAGCAATCTTGCGAGAAACGTCAGGTTCTTCAAATTGACTCTCAATATAAAAATAGGCTAGGTAATAAGATAATGATAAATCTATCAGACAAAATAAGTAATCTATTTGGTTGGAAAGCTAAACGTTCAGGTAATGAAAATGAGGCTCTAATTCACTATATCGACCTACTCACTCGAAAAGATCACAAAGCATCTGTCGAACTAGAGCAGTTGGAGGAAAAGCTGAATCAACTGCACCACGCTTACCAAGAGGTAGAAGTACAAGTGCAAAGGTTTAAGAAAAGCCAAAATGTAAGGGAGGATGTGGTAAAGCATTTAAGTACTTATAACCACTTGATGTAATATTTTGGGGCTTTAAAAAGTTGAAAGCTGGCAATTGCCAGCTTTCATTTCTTTTAAGCAATACCCAAAGAGAAGTGTTTGCCCATTGCAGTCATTGCTGCGTGTAGCCTATCAATCTTTGTCGTATGCTCTAAGCTAATGATTCTTTGAATCTCCTGCTTACGAGTTCCCATTCTACGCGCCAACTCACTCTGAGTGATGCGTTGCTCTAACATTGTATTTAACGTTAATACTTTTGCCCAAACAGAAAGTGGAACCTCAACACAGTGCTCCGACTCTTCATATTGCTTTGGCATCGGGATAGCTCGCTGATCCTCGAAGTAAAATTCAAAGGCTGTGATAAGAGCGTCTAACGCCTCCTTTTTAGCCTCTTCGGCTGTATCTCCGACTGTGATCGCTTCTGGAATATCTGGAAATGTAGCCAGATACTCATCATCTTCAAATCGGATTTTAACGGTATAAAACAT